TAACGATATCTGATGAATCATAGTCTGACATAATATTCTCCACTTTTTGATTATTCTTATTTATATTTATAGTATTACTGACTTAGCTGGGGTTCTTCTGGCCCACTTTGTTGTTGTCCAGGAGGTCCAGCTGGTGCACCAGATCCGTCATCAGGCATTTGTGGCTGAGGAAGTTGTGCTTGAAGTTCCATTTGTTGTTTCTGCAACTCAAAGTTCTTCTCTACATCTTCTTGCATTTCAATCTGCATCTGTGCAATATCATCATCTGATAGCTGTAGGATCTGCTTCTGTACCCACTCTTCTGAGTAATACTTACCAACATATGGATCAACTAGAGCAAGTGTATTGATTCTGTTTGTAATGATTTCAGCTTGCTTCAACTCTGCGAAGTAGTTGTCAACCTGAAAGTCAAAGTGAATCTTATTGTGAATGTCTTTCCAGTCTACGTCTGAAATAACACCAGTTAGAATAAGCTGCTTTTCAAGTGTCTTGTAGAATAGTTCTGCAAACTTGGTACGAAGGCGAAGAATGAACTTCTGAAACTTCAACTCATCGCGGCTGATTTCAGATGAACGCCCTAGATTGAATCCAGAGTCGCTGATCATGCGAGACACAGGAACGTTTAGCGACTGATAAAGTTTCTTTTCAAAATATTCAACGTCGGCTAGTTCGCCTAGGTTCTGACCTGAAGGCAATGTAGTAACCTGAGTACCACCACCATCAGCACGGCGAGGGAACCAGAAGTCTTCTAGCATCGTCATAAACTTACGATCATCACGAATGTTGCCTGTCGTGGCATCGTAGATCAAGCGGTTTTTGTGCTTGACCATGATGTCGCGAACATACTGCTCGGCTTTCATTTTTGGTAGATTGCCAACATCGATTGAGAAGATACGACGCTCTGGCGCACGAGAGATACGGTAGATGACGGTAGCGTCTTCTAGAATACGAAGCTGGTTAAGTGGCTTGATTGCTTTGTGTAGATAGCCAAGGACGATTTTATTATCCTTATCGACCACACCAGATGTGACGTGAACGATTGAGTCCTTGGCGATCTGTAGCCCCTGATTGTCCATACCCGTAGCAGAAGCGCCTTTGAAGCCGCGTTCATTATACATGTAGAACTCTGAGTCTGTTACGTTGGTGTAAATCTGCCCTTTACGAACACGCTTGACTGGACGGATCTTTCTGATCTTACGTGGGTCAATATAGCGTAGTTCTTTGATGCCTGAACGAGGATCATTGATGTCGATCATCACGTGGTAGTATAGACGACCATCAACGTACCAACGCTTGAAGATTTCGTAGCCGTAGTTATTAAAATCAAATAACTCTGAAACTTTTTCCCATTCTTGAGAAATACGTTCTTTGATATTGTCGGCATATTCTAGATCGTCTAGATTGATTTCGACAATCTTTTTATTGTCTTCTTTAACAATCGCTTCCGAAACGATATCATTAACCGCCAGTTCTACTTCTGGCTGAATAGACATTTCGCGATACTTGGCAACGATTTCGGCTTCAGTTCTAGCAGAACCTTCTAAGTCGAGATACGTACCGTAAGTACCACCAGCAGAAACAACTAGAGCCCCATCATCTGTCTCTCTAGGAGCAAATGATGGGATGTCTAGTTGTTCTTCTTCTCTCTTGAATTCCCAACCAAATAACTTTACCATTACAATTCCTTAGTAGACGTTTTATAATCTACTTATATGTCATTATTGTGTAGATAGTGTTGATGTTGTACCAGAAACATTGTAGTAATCATATTGGAATGTAACATTGAACTCTTCAATCTGATCAGTTGCATTCCAATCTAGACCAATAGCAGTGATATCTTGTGGATAAATGCCATCGAATGTATAGGTACGAATTGTATTACCTTGACGGTCATACTGGTTTACAATAGCAGTAGATTTGTATGCTAATGTATCATTAAATCCAGCAGATCGAATGTTGGTCTGTAGAGAGTTGATCGCATTTGACCAATTCTCCAAGGCGTCACGAATTAGAAAGTCTTCATCGTTGACTACAGTTACTTGCCATGGCTGAAACTGACGGTCGCCCGCTAGATTGATTTTACGACCAAAATAAGGAACTTGATAGTTTCCGAGTGAAACTTCTGGAATAGAAGATGCCTTTACAAGGAAAGGCACCTTAATGTCGGCAACTGTAGTTGCTGGATTAGTAAACTGTACGCTGAATAGCGACTGTCTAGCGCCTCCATATGTAAGTTGCGATTTGAAGTTATTGATATCAAAACTCTGAGCCATTGTTTATTCTCCTATTTCTTTCTATTAAAACTGTCCAACGATTTCAGAGAAATCAACACCTGACCTTACGGCGACGAAGTTCAACTGGATATAGTTGATTGATCGTGCTGGTTTAATATAAATGTCGCCAACGAACTGATTTGCATTGATGACAGCAGGAGTATTGTTCGTAGAATCGCATACTACCTTAAAGTCTTGAATGCCTTGTAGCCCTTGAACTTGCTTCAAGAAAGGAGTGACAAGCGAAACAAACTGTGCTTGCGTGAATGAGTTGTTGAACTCAAATAGCAAGTTCTGTGCGGCTTGTGATATTGTCTTTTCAAGAATAATGAATAGACGACGGACGTTGATACGATCAAAGGCAGATGGATTTGATAGTGTTTTATCACCATTCAAGATTGTGCCCTGACCTGGGAATGTCACAACTGGATTGACGCCTAGTGGATATAGAATATCGCGATCTGCTTTAGTTGGATTATAAGAAAGTTTAACGATATTCTTGATCTGGCCACGATTGAAACCAGCAGGTGACCACCATGGATCGCGAACATTATCGGTAAATACGCATAGACCAGCGATGTCTCCATTTAGTGGAACATAACGATATACGTCATTGTACTTGTCGTACTGATATTTGTAGCCAGAATCCATGACACCATATGAAGATGCTGTTAAGCCAGCACGGAAGTTTTGAACAGAAGCAAGTTCATTACCTACGTTGTTGACAACTGATGAAGCATTTGGTGAAATGAACACAACGCAGTCCATACGTGGCTGAGCAATGTTCTGGATTAGATAGTTGCCAAGTAGCGTTCTATTTGTTTCGTCTGATTTCCCGGTCATTAGAAGAGAAATCGAAGCGCGTTCGGTTGACTTATAAAGATCATAAGCGGCAGTGATTGCACCGATGTTTGATCCAACATTGCTTTCTGAGAAGCCATCTTGACCGCCAGCAAAAGCGATAGTTGTAGGAACAACATCAGTTAGTGTTGTCATATTGGCTGAAGTATTGGCATATGAAGCAGTTGGCAGGTTTGTTACCCAAACATAGTTTGAGTTTTGATTTAAAACATTTAGATAGTAGCTAGTTGCGCCGTCAACGGTTTTCGCATCAGTTGCGCGTGATAGCCCCTGAAATACTTCTAGGATTTGCCCTGGAACACCAGTAAACTTGCCTAGTGTATCTGCGACAACAACGTGAATGCTATCGACAGCAGCACTATTGCCATAGTTCTGACCGTAGTAAGAAACCGCTGGTGCGCCAGTTACAGAACTGTAATACTGCCATAGACGACCAACATTGCCTGATGCAACATATGGAGTTGATAGTGTGTATGGAGTATAGAATGAAACGTTTAGGAACTCTTGTGCAGCCTTGAATGTTGCTGAACCGGTTGATCCTGTGAATGCGCTTGATAGAACAACTGATGTTGAACTTGGAACTGAAACAATAGTTGTGTTGTTAGCAAGACCAGCAATAGAAGCACTTACAGAGAAACCAATGAGAGCATTTGACATTCCACTTAGGCCAGTAACAGTATTTGACGAAGCGGTAAAAGTTGCGCCAGCATTGATGACTAATGAAGGAGCAGTGCCTTTTGATGCAACTTGTAGTGTCTGTGTACCAATTGATGAGTTGCCAGCAGTAATCCAATCGCCAACAGTCAATGCTTGATATGCGGCATATGATGCTAGGTTAGCAGCAACAGTAGCAGCATTGATGATTACTGAAGTATCGTTGAATGATAATACAGCAGTATTTGAGTTGAAAGCGAATGTGGTATTTGAGATATTCACCAAGTTTGATGAATATGCGTTAGCAGTATCAACCGTTGAGATTGTAAGGCTGCTACCGATTGCACCTGGATACTTTGCAGTATAGAGATATGTTGGATTTGAAGAAAACTGACCATTGTTTGCAGCAGTATTATATGCTGTCTGGTTTGTGATATTGAAGTTTGCGTTAACGTTCGAACCCCAATATGTATTACCAGCAACGTTAGCAACAATAGCGCCACTTGTATCAGCGATAGCACTAAATGTACCATAACCGTCAGTTGTAGTATCTGTTGTGTTAGCAGCGCGACTTACGTATAGTGAGTTACCATAAGCAAGGAAGTTTGCGGCTGTGAAAAATGTTTCGGCATTAAGATTGGTTGGTTTACCGAATCTTTTCCACAAAGTTACTTCAGAATTTACTAGAACTAACTGACCGATTGGTCCCCAGCGGAATACACCAGCAATAGCGCCAGTTGTAGTCGAAACGGTAGGTACTGTTGTGGTTGCATCGTATTCAGTTACGCTTACACCTGGACTGACTTGATTTGACATTGTTATCTCCCTTATCGCAAAAACAGGTTATGATTATGTTTGCTTTGATTGTATTTATAAAAAACTAATACTAG